CTAAATACCGTAATACTCTTTAAACCTATAATAATATGTACGGGTAACATCTACAGTATCTCCATTTTTTAATGTTAAATAAAACTTCTGACTAAACCCAGGACGTATCCTCTGTATCGCATTTTTTCTTATTATTACAGAATTACTAATTCTCACAAACTGTTCATTTGGGAGATTCTTCTCTAACACATAAATCCTTGTGGTAGTGGTAAAGCTTTTATTTATTGTATGAACATATACATCCTTTCCCAAAGACTCAATATATAGAATATCAGGATGAGCAACTATTACTGTATCTGTACCCTCCTTGCAGTATAATTCACCTCCGTAATAACCATCCTCCGTCAAAATCAAGTCTGAATTCTCAGTTATTTCTATGCCCCTATTCGACAAGTCTTCAGCTAATTGGTCCTTTCTGGCATTGCTGAGCCTTAATTTAATTTTCAAGTAATCACCTCCTACTGACAAGTATATCTAAAATATTTCTTCTTTCAATTGAATCAGAATAGATTGCAACTATACAAGAATGATTTACATAAATCTTTATCCATAATATCCAAATTCAACTTACTTCTCATAAAATCAATTATATTCAATAGGATATTTAAATGTACTATACAAATCTATGAACTATATAGTGCATCAAAATATCCCTGTCAAAACCGTACACCCATGCATCTTTGCATATCACAAATAATAGAAAATCTCAATATATCTGTTTCACCTGTATCTGGATCAGGTTGATCGTGCTAACCAAACAATGCAAGCAACTCATTTCTTTAGTTCATCTATTCCAGCATTTCTATACTCCATGAATTTCTCATATGTCTCATAAATTTTTTTATATATTTTACGCCATAACTCAATATATTTGTCAGAGTTAAAGTCATCCGCCTCTATCTCATCTCCAAACTCAATTACATCCATACTCTCAACTGTGCTAGTTTCATTCACATATACAAATTCATTTTCAGCTGGTGTCCAACTTAGCTAATCACATTCTAAACAATGTGGTCCAAGCGCACCTTTATATTCTCTACAAGGTTTTTATCCCTATGCTCTATTTATTAATCTTCACTTTGCCACTAAACTAGTCTATTAAAAAATATTACATTGTCTATATAAAGTTAAATACTTTTCTATAAATCATGTAATATTCTTATTTAGATTATTTCAAAAGGTACGCCCCTACTTATGATACGGTTCCCCCTTCAAGAATCACAGTTGTTTTTTACTTTTATCGCAAACATGCACTAAAGCCCTTATTTTATTGAGTTTTCTTCACTTTTGCTAGCACACACTTTGATGTATATTATATCACTTTTTATAGTCTGTGGAAGTCAAAAAGAAGTCAAATTGAAAGTCAAATGATCATAATAATCAAGTTGACAAAAATTGTTATATATTGTAAAATTAAATAGTCAGAAATAGAAGAGAGAGAATCGTAGGCACGCATACGGTTCTCTTTATTTTTAGTATGTATCAGCTTGCTATATTTGGGATATAATAGTATAATATATACATTATATTACATGGAGGGTGGTTTCATGAAGAAAAGGTTAAGTTTATTGTTGACTATAATAATCGTAATCTCTTTAGTTATCCCTAAAGTCGGACAAGCTTATGAAGTGCTACTAAATGCAACGGAAGTTGTTTTATATCCTGGAGATACATTTCAAATGGATAGCTATAGGGTATGCAAAAAAATTAAATGGAGTTCAGAGGATAAAAAAGTAGCGAAGGTTTCAAAAAAGGGGCTAATAAAAGCCGTCAAAATTGGTGAAACAAGAATTATTGCAAAAAGTGACGGGAAAAAGTATTATGTTAAAGTAAAAGTCATAGACAAAGTAAAAAGTTATAAGGTTGAAATAAAAGACGGGGTAATGAAATTGACTTATACACCAAATTTCTCGTTCGAAGAATTTCAACCAATTGCTATTTTTTACGATAAAGATGATAATGTAGTTGGTAAATTAGAATTCTGTAATAGTTTTGTTACAGAGGAGAATGTAAAGATGATAGAAGATAAAGAAATTCCTGTTGATAATTATGATAGGTATGAAATAATTTTTGTTACAACCCCCGATTAACGAGGGTTGTTTTTTATTATGATAAGAATAGATCCGATTCTGCTTTTCTTCTTCTAGTAAGTCCTGCTAGCACAACTTTCTTCCCGTTTACAGTAGTCTTGTTCCACGATAACATAGACTTTGCACAACCTTTATAGTTTTTAACCTTGATACAAGCGCACATCGTAACTCCGACTGTACCTGTGTTGTAAGCAAACGACACAAGCGCATCAAATTGGTTCTGATTCAACTTCTTTACGTTAACCTTCTTAGCAACAATCTTCTCGAATTTCTCTAGATCATGTTTTAAGTATGCGATTGCTTGCTTCTTTGTACATGTATCTCCGCTTTTTACTTTCTTACCGCTCGGATATACTGTAGTTCCATAACCGATTGTCCAAACTCCTGCGGGGCACTTGTAAGCCTTGTTTCTATATCCCTCAAACGAGGTTATAAGCTTGATTCCTTTATTGCTTGTTTTCATCTGTGGCACCTTCTTTCTTGCTTTGCGTTCCGAAGTAGAATCCAATTACCATTAAGAAAATCTCGACAAATTGTGATGCACTTACTGTTCCAGTAACGCTTAGATATGTAAATGCTGCAGTAAGCGTTATTGTAACGAGCGATTTTACATTAATTAGTTTTGCTACTTTCTCTTTTATCATAATTACACCCCTATTCCAATTTTAATAAAGCATACAACGATACCTATTCCTGCTGTTATTACTGCGCCTGCTATAGCTCTAGCAAGCCATTTGTTGCGTTCGACCAAATCATTTATATCCTTTTGTTGTTGCTCAGACTTCTCATACAACTTTATGATTGTTCTCTGGTTCTCATAAACTTGATCCTTTATCTTGTCGTAGGAATCTAGCTTGACTTCTATTTTCGTAAGTCTATCTAATACTTCTCTCTCAAAATTATTCTCTGGCATAAATTCCTTTCCGTTGCTCAATGCAACTAAAAAGACGATTACCTTTTACAGTAACCGCCTTTATTATTTTTATTTGTATTTTTCTTCTGTGATTAGTTCTTCACAGCCTGCTAGTTTCAATTCTTTAGCAACTTGCTTTTTTAACCCTGCAGGAACATCACTAAAAGTCTTTTCTAGTGCAATAATCTTGTTTGCCCATAATAATGCTACCATACTATTCACCACCTTCCGTTGTAGTTTCTGTTGCATATATAACCTCACTTAATTCAAGAATACAGCCTTCTGCTATTGTAATTCTTTCTTCTAATGCAACCTTATATGCCTTTAGTTGTTCGTTCTCTTCCTTTAGTTCATCGTATTTCTGCTGTAAGTTAGGCTGATTAAGCGTAACTGTATATTCGCCTTCACCTACTCCAATCGTCGGTTGTAGGACCGTATAACCGTTGTAGTTGTGTGTATAAGGTGTCTGTCCTTCCGAATCTCTTGTGTATGTAATTACTCTTGTATTATCCTTGTTTGATAATAGTGTTTTAATCTGCTCATAAGTTAAGCTTGATTCAAAAGTAATCGTAAGAGATTCAGAGTTTTCTAAGATTCTCTTTGGTGTAACATTCGTGGTGCCAAATGTGATTTTTTCTATCAAAATATCACTCCTTTCTATTCGTTATGTTCTCTAAATAATAATTTAAACAATGTATTTGTTCCACAACAACTAGATTGGTTAGATTGGATTACTAGTAGTGGAGTGTATACAATAACTTTAAACGAAAATAATAAAGCTCATTTCCCAACTCAAAATCAAGCAGGCGATGCATACAATGTTTTCGCTATTGTAAGTGGTGATTTTGCATCATTATTTTGTGGGCAGCTAGGATACTCCAGATTCGCATATAATATGATGCAAATAAGTACAAAGACGTTCGGAACATGGAGAGTATTCGAGTAAATAGCTAATTAATAACTTATGTAGATGAATGACCATACATTAATTGCTATGTCGCCATCACATTTAACCGTGCCATCAGTTCCAACGGTTGCATAGTTTATAACACTGTTGTTCGATGCGAAAAACGTTTTCACTGGTTTAGCAGGGCGATATAGCTGAGGTAAGGTTATAATGCTAGTATTATATGGGATAATTGCATTATTATAAAATGTTAGTCTTAGATTTATGTGTTTACCTTTACGTTGAGCATAACAATTATCTAGTTGAATTATTGACGATAAACTGAAATCAGATACTACAAAATCCTTAGTGGATTCATTCATCAAATTATTATTTAGCGTATTAACCTGTGTGTTTAGCGTTTCAATTGCATTATCGCAATCATCAATACCTTTGTCCATTTTGTTAAGGTTATCAGGACTTACGTAAGTACTTGTACTATTCCAGTTAAGCCTTGCATATCTCTTCGCCATCTTTCTCACTCTCCTTTGCTAAGTCCTCGTTGTACTTCTTTTCTTCGGCTGCAATTACTTTATCAGCTTGTATATCTACCGTTCCTTTGACTTCTCCAAGTACAACCGATGCGATAGTTGGAGGAAGTCCGCTTTCGTTAACTAACTTAATTACCTCATTTTTAAACCTTGCTGTTGCTAAATTAATTCCTATTTGCATGCTTTTCCTCCAATTCTTCTACTCTTTTATAAAGTTTCTGTATCATGTATATGTGCAAAGCATGTAACTCTTCGTAATTAACGCGATATGCTTTACCATTATTAATATACATTCCCTCGTCCATGTAATCTCTACATTCATATTCTTCTACTAAATTTATGTCATTAGGTAACTTGTATTTATCTATGAGTGTTAATATCTCTTGAGCTAATAATCCATAATGAATGTTATTGTCAACTTGTCTATCTTTAAATCTATACGATTTTGATTTTAAATCTTTGTAAAACAATTCCAAAGTATCATCTAGTGATTGTATATTGTATTTAAGCCTTGCATCTGAACTTGATATACGTTGGAAATTATTCTGTACATAAGTTACACTAGCACCATTCTCACCATTGAAACTAATATTACCATAAGAAGTAAGCGAAGTATTTATTGAAGTTGAATAATGCGAATGTCCTTCTGTACTAACACCAGAACCGTTTACGGTAATATAGTTATATCCTATGTCAACGCTTCCGTATCCGCCACCATTAACTACTAAACCACCACTGTTTAAAAAAGAATAAAACGAACCTAATCCTGATTTAAATTCTTCGGCTGAAATAGTATTTCCTACAACATCAACTCCAGATAATGTACCACCTCTTACTCGATCTGCTAATATAGTTCCAGTCTTAATACACCCACCGTCAATTGTAGTAGTTCCATCTGATAACCCAGTGTATGTTACATACCCTTGTAGGTTAATCTTATTAGCATTGATAGTTACACTCTCTGCACTTTGATTAATAGCTGATATAATACCGTCTTTCTCAACCTTACTACTTATCTCATCACTAGTTATTTGAAATTGCGCAGAGGTATTGGCTGCTAGATTAGAAACAGTAGCATTGATGCTTGTAGCTGTCTGCTCAATCTTACTATTTAACTGTTCAGATACGTTATTAACCTCTGTTGTTAAGCTTGTAGCTGTTTGGTTAATCTCTGTATAAAGTTCTTTACGCAGATTTGTAATAAGGTTTTCGCAAGGTAATATTGTATTATCAGGATACCAATTACCAGGTAATAAAACATGTGTGTTCTCATATACTTCTGATACCTTGCTATTCATGCTTTCAACCGTACGTGTAAGTACGTTTGTCTTGCTTTTTAACTGTCTTACCTCTGTATTAACCGATGTGACTTGTGTAATCTCTTTATTTCCTTGTGATTCAAAAGAATCTGATAACGATTGAATACCACTCATTTCCCTTGTGAGTATATAAGAAGTAACTGTATTGTTAAGAGTTACTCTGTCACCAACCTCTATATAAGGCAAGCCTAGTAATTCACAAGTGAAAGGTACATATGTTACACCAATTATGTTAGAAGATACATTATCAGCAATAGTTTGTAGTGATGATGCACTCTTGCCATACACAAGCATATTGTCTTGTATCTGATAACAGTTAGTTCCTGCGCCAACGATTGCTCCGATGTCTCCATCTTCTTGTAGTATTTGCAATTTGTCGATTGGAGTAGTACTGTACTTCTCGTATTTCAGCCTATCGCCTTTAAAAGTGCTACTAGGTATCGTTTCATCTACCGTTGATTGTTTAAGCACGATATGAGCCAATTTCCCATCACGATTGATGTGTCCAAATGCTCCATTGATAGCTTCGCAACATCTTAACACTTCTAAACCATTAAGAGTATTTGCACTTATGGTTCGTTCAACATTCATTGTGTCGTTTGGTAAGTCACTATCTTCATATTCAACACCACAATACGTACAAAGAGACTGCCTGAACGCTTTTAGTGCCATTGGAAGAGTTAATCCGTTATACCATTCAATAACATCTTTATCAAACTTACGCATGTTGTCGTAAGCTGTTATTGTGACAAATCGTCTTTCATCTTCTTTGACTGCACTATCTACTGTGAACGTCCCTAACTTAATTACTGTATTATTTACAGTTTGAGTAAGTGTAAATGTCCTATCTTTCAAATCTTGTGTTACATCTGCAAATTTTACCTTTAAACAAGCTGATTCGCACGAACCAAATACCAAATCTTCACTAGAATTAAGTGATTCTGATAAACTAAAGCTATTTGCTACAACTTGCGTATTTGTTATTACTAACTCGTGATCCGTAAAAGTAAATGTTAAGTTTTTCTGTATCGGCGCTGACCGATAAGGAAGATAATCGGTCTTATATAAGTTCTTTAACTCTGTGGATATATCAAGCAAATTATCTCCCCTTTCTAGTATTCAATCAGCGTTAGGTCGATTGCTGAATACGTTCTTGTGTAAGTAGGATTACTTGTTGTTCCTCCTACTTTGATGTTCTTTATTACCCAATCAATATCTGGGATATAAAAATCCCCTGATACATAGTCGTTACGTTCGTCATTCCAGTATGTAATATTTACTGTTGTACGACTTGGAAATACAGTCTGTATATGAGTTTTATTAGTTTCACTAAGCTCTAGTGTCTTAATCCATATCTTGGACCGTAAATGACTTAATATATTTCTGTGGAGTTTGCCGTCTCCATCTGTGTAACTATCCTCGTCCGTCTGCTGATCTGGATTACTCTTGTAACCTTCCTCTGCTAGAATCGAGTTATCGAGGATAGTATTGTTTGTGTTATTCTTAACTAGATATCCTTGAAATGTTCCCATACTATCCCCTTTCTAAGCTAGTTGAAATGAAACCTTACCAGCTTTATAGTTTTCGCTATTAGCTGATATAACTTCATTCATTATCGTTTTTTTACCTATAATAACTTGTACCTGAACTGGAGATCCGTTACTACTTCCGCCCATCTCAGTAAGCGCTTCTTTAAAAGCTTGTTTCATAGTAGGAATAGGAGATACAACTTCGGGAGCCTTCTTGTTATCACCTAAGGTTGCAAGGAAATTACCGTAGTTAGCAGGTACAACCGTACCAGTTGCCAATGCGGGAATCTTAGGCACTGAAATCTGTCCTATGAAGCTGAATGGTTTTGCGCCTAGTATGTTAATATCATGGATTTTCTTAAGTGCTGCATTGATTCCATTGAAAGGTACTGCAATTACTTTGTTAATACCGCCGATTAGTGCGTTTATTACAGCCTTTAATCCGTTTAGTATACCGTCTTTGATTCCAGTAAATACTTTACCACCAGAGCTGAACACCTTCTTTACGTTCTCCCATGCTGTACTAAATGTAGTCTTAAACCAATTAGATATACCGCTAAATGCTTTCTTTATTCCGTCTCTAACACCGCCGAAGAATGTTCCTACACCTGTAAAAGCATTTTTTACGCTTGTCCATGCCCCACTAAATATTTTGCCGAACCATGCCCCTATAGAAGCTAATCCAGTTTTGATTCCGTTCCATATCCAACCGCCTAAACTGCTTCCTAGTCCAATAAGCAAATTAGCCAATGCTTTTACTGCACTAATAAGCAAATTTAATAATTTTGTTGCAATTCCAATCCAGTCTATGGTTTTAATCATTTCACCGATTGTAGTTCCTATAGAGCCCCAATCAATTGACCGTATAAATCCATCTATTGCATCGATTAGTCCTGTTACAAGTGCGCTTGCTCCTGCAGCTAACGCAACCCAATCTGTGTTAGTTAATGCGGTATTAATACATTCTCCTACGCTTGTGCCAAATGATGACCAGTCAAATGTCGTAACGAATCCATATAAGCTTTGGATAACAAGATTGAATCCATTTGATATAGTTTTACCAAGTGCATTCCAATTGATTGAAGTAATCATATTGTTAAGGCTTATCGCAAAGTTGCTACCTATGCCAATGAAATCTATTTGTGTACACATATTATTGAAAAGTGAAGTAATGCTATTGATTCCTGTTCCTAAAGTAATACCGATATTTGCCCAATCTATACCGTTAAAAATGCTTTGTATAGATGAACCTATGTTGGTCCCTATAGTGCCAAAATCTACGGTTTCTAAAAAGCTACGGATTGCAGTAAATACACCATTTAGTCCTACGTATACAGTGTTAGCAAGCATATCCCAGTCTACGGTATCAAATAACGCGCCAAATGCTAACCCTAGACTATTTCCAAGGCTATCCCAATCAAGAGTATTTACTAGCGTATTAGCAAATCCTAACGCTGTGTTTATGCCTTCACCTATGGTTTTACCAATATTGGTCCATAGTTTCTTGACACTCATGAATCCATTGATAAACGTTGCAATGCACTGCGCAATCTTATTACAATTGGCTTGTATTCCGTCCCATGGAATGGATTCTAGCGCGCTGTTCAACTTTTCTCCTATGATAACTCCTATTTCGGTAAAGTCAGATGCTTTCCATGCTTCTTTTAATGCTTTTACAAAGTCTGAAACACCACCACTTTCATCAATAGGGGTAGTGAAGTCAGGAGTAACACCAGAACCGTCTGCACCACCTCCACCGCCGCCAGAAGAATTGTCTGTACTATTCGTATTATGTAGTTCATCAAAGTCTGCAAGACCTTTCAACTCTTTCTTTGCTTTTTTTGCACTTCCTGCTGTAGCGTCAAGAGCTTTCGCTTGATCATATTGTGATTTTGCGGCTGCTTGGCTTGCTTTTACGCTCTTTCCAAACAACATGCTTAGGAATTGTGCTAATGCTGCTGTTACTTTTACTAAAACGCTGAATAAGGCATTTAAGGCAGGCAAACAAGCTTCTAGGATTGGTTGGAAGGCAGTGTACAAATTGCCCTTGATTTGAGCCAAATTCGCGCTCAATTGAGGACTTGTTCGTATTACTGCCGACATTCCTGCACCAATTCCCTGCAGTGCTTTAGTAAATGCCATAAATCCTAATGACATGATCATCATTCTTCCAAGCATTCCACTAAACATATTCTTAATACCGTTCAATGGGTTCATTGCCTGTAGCATTCTCTTTCCACCACGTACAACAGCCGAAGTTGCTTTGCCTACACTACGAACTATTGTTCCAAAAGAACGACTTACTACATTTGCAACATTACCGACTTTCTTTAATCCATTAGCTGTAGCTCCACAAGTAATCTTTAGTTTGTTAAATATAGCATTAAGTCTGTTTGAAGAACTGCTTGTTTTATCAAGATCAACAGATTGCTTGCTGTTTATTGCACTTTTAACATTCTTAGCACTCTTCATTGATTCTGCACTATTTGTTTCTTGAAGTTTTATTTTATACAGTTCTAATTGATCTGATAGGACCCTATACTTAGACTGCATGGCATCTAGTTTTGTTGTATCTCCGCCAATGGTAAAATCGCCACCACTTGCACTAAGGTCTGCCATATCTGCCTTTGCAGCATTTAATGTTGCCCTAGCTTCATTTATGTTGTATTGTAATACTTTCCATGATTTTGACTTTGTATTGATTCCACCAATAGCCTTAAGACGTTCTTCTGTAGCAAGGTACTTGTTAAGCTGTGATTCTGCCTGCTCAATTTGTTTCTGAATATCCTGGTATTCTTGTGTTGGAACCTTTGTATTCTGCATGTCCTTCATAGACTTTTCTAACTTGCTCATTTCAGCTTGTGTCTTTTTAATGTCATTCTGTAGCTTGACTTGCTTACTTGACATTTTCTGTACACCTTCAACGAACCCAGTATTATCTACTTTAGTATCAAACTTAAGTGTTCCATCTGCCATCTATGTTCTCACCTCCTTACGTATATAGTGAGTTAATAAGGTCTATCTCTACTTTCTGCTCATGCGTATATTTCTTTTTCAGCTCGCATAAAGAACGGTTCTCGTTCCAATACTCCTGTTCATGCTTTTCGAGTTTCTTATGCTTATTCTTCTTAGATCTGATATTCATTACTGTAGAGAAGAGTCCTTCTCCAATCTCATAAAAGTACGAAATAAAAGTCCAAAAATGTACATATTCACACTCTCGGACTTCCTTACATGCTACTTTATTTATTGCACTGAATATCATTTGTTCGTCTTGTTCCCAATCGTACAGCCTGCTAGATGTCTTTTTACTATCTTCTATCCTGTCACCACAATTCAGAAACCAAATTGCCTTTTCAACCGCTTCTTGCGTATACTCTTCCTTGATAAGATTACGATCATAATACAAGATACGTAACATAGATTCGTACATTTCATCTATGCTCATATCAGGATCATCAAACACTTGTAAAATTAGTAGACAGTCCCGATAATCAGTTCTGATTTCAAATTCTGTCCCACCTACAACAAGTGTTTTTGGTAATCTACCTATCATCGTTTAGATGCCTGTGAAGCGTACTTGTCGATGCGGTTATTTGATTCTTTTGCTGACTTTTCCATTTCTTTTGTGATTACAGGTACAATCAAATTCAGAAATCTAATGATGAAATACTCGCCATTGTTCAAATTAAGGCAATTAAGCCCATTAAACACGGTTTCTGATACATTAGAGTTAAACATTGTATCTAATTCAGCTTTAATCTTACGATCAAGTTCAAAGATTTCATTGGCTGCATCTTTTGTTTCATCGTTTGCAATTTCCTCGGCTTTTTCTACAAGTGTAACAATGTTCTTTCTTGCATCTTCTGCTCTCTTGCCAAAGTTGAAATCATTTGGGTAAATATAGATAGTTCCAAGAAGTTTTCCGTTTTCATCTTCAATCTCATACGACTTAACACCAGTATTAATCTGCAATCTTGCCATGTTTATTCCTCCCTAAAGAAAAGGACACCCTTTCGAGTGCCCTACAATATTATTCTCCTACTACTGTCTCTGTGAATGTTTTTGTTGAGTTGTTCCATGTTCCTGCTTTACGATTACCGTTATACTTGATCTCGAATGGGATATTAACTCCACCACCATCACCACCGATTGATTTAGGAATAATAATTGCATCTTCTTGGTATGCCCAAACTTGTGTACCGTCCGATTCCACAAGAATATCAACAACCTTTGTTTCAAGTGCTGATCCTGTGCTTCTGTTATTTACGATAGTTGCAAGTTGCGTATACAGCGCATCACCTTTACGAGCGTAATATGTTTCGACTTCTGAACTTGGCTCATATCCTTTTACGGTATTCGATGTTTCTCCAAGGATATTCTTTTTCGTTTCAATATCTGCATTCATTTCGATGTTGTACTCTTCTAGATCTGTTCCTAGTCTTACATAAGATGCAGTTTCGCCACCGAACGAACTATCGATGTAGTGCAAAAGCCATTGTCTTTCGAACTTTGCACCTGTAGCCATTGTATCGGCAAATGTTTGTAATTGCATTTTCATAAGCTTTTTCTTTTTCATGCTTATTCCTCTCTTTCCAAGGTATATGTAACCTTAATCTGTAATTGATATGTGATATACTGGCCATCTTCGGACTTGGTCCATGGCATTCCATTTCCAATAGAAAACTTCGTGATTTCACCAGTGTATTGCTTATCGTTTATAGTTGCCGTTACTTGATGACCTTTGATATCATCTAAGTAATAACCTAAGTCCAATAAAAAAGTACTGTTCTGCAACCGATCATAATCATTTACTGATTGATTCGTTGCATACAGTACCATATTGTTTTCCCTTGTTTGATTACCTAAAATATCTTTCTTTACCAAGTTATCGTTGGTAGAGGATAATCCGTAATCATGATCTGCTTCCTCACTTAAGTCAATGTGTACTTCTCCATTGATAAAATCAGATATGTTAGGGTAATCAGTAAGTATTTGTTTCATTACCTCTATGACGTTCATATCTACCCCCTACTTGCAATTTCTTGTGCACCCTTAAGTATTTCTTCTTTATGGTCTTTCATGGCTCTTTCGAACCATAAAGGACCTGCCTGTGGGTGACGAGATTTGTTGTGTACAAGTTTTCTATCCGTAACTACCTTCTTACCGCCTTTTGGTGCCCATGTGCTACCAGTATTAGGGTCAATCATGACATTGCCATAGTACTGGAATCGTGCAGAAGGGCTTATATACTCAATTACACCACTTCCTATTACTGTTCCAGCTGTAGCAGATTTCTCCATGGCTCCTGTTAGCATTGGAGTGTAATTTGACATTACTCGTAAGCACTCGCTATCAACAAATTTCTGTATCTCTCCATATTTTCCAAGTCCGTGGGATTTTACCATTTCAGCAGTAGGCTTCATGTCTAGGTGTGCGTTAAATTGCATGTTATCACCCTACTTTCCACTAAGTTCCCAGTGCCATAACTTACGGCTACCATGGTTCTTAAGAGATATTGAATTAAGAGTAAACACGTTGTGACTTGCTTTTAAATCCTTAAGACTAGCAGATTGCGTTGATTGCGACGTATTGTCATATATAATGTCTGTTTCACCTTTAATGATATAATCCTTACCCTTTGTAATATCAAGGCTCTGTACGGTCGTGTATGGGATAGAAACATATAACGAATCTACACTTGATAGTCCAGACTTCTTGATTGCCTGTGCTTGGTCCTCGTCCCAAAAGCAGTGATCATATACCGCCTTTGTATATTTACTATCTGCTCCTTGATGGAATATCGTAACCTTAACTGTATTCTTCATAGGCTACACCCCACAAAACAATAAACCAGTGTATGCAAGCCATGTACGAACAATATTATATGACTTCGCATTGTCCTCTTGCTCTACTGTTTTTCTATCCTTGTACGATACCGACCACGAACCATCTTTTTCACTTGCTATACTGGAATCACTTCCATTGTCACGTTGATAGCATGAGTAAAGGTGCTCAGCAACTTCGCATACACACATCTGCACCAATTCAGAAATCGTTGTTGTTTCGTCAATATTGTTGAATGTGTACGCTCTAACAATATTGCTTGCCTTGATGGACCATTTATCGAACGCAGTAGAGGGAATTGTACATTCCCCCATTGCGTCCTTGTATGTGCCATCGTAGAACGTGCTATCTGTTAGTGCTGTTACCATGACACATCACGCTCCTTATTATTTAATCTTCGCAGATTCTACAGTGATATAACCAACTTTTGCAACTTTAGATGATACTAGATCTACAACCTCAATAACATCACCTGCTGATACGGCAATCTCTGTTGTTCCAGAAGTCAATGCTGTTCCACCATATGAAGTAGCTGTTTGGTTGTAAGTTGCTCTTGATGTTGGATTAACAGTATATTTAAGTGTTCCTGTGCTTCCTGTTACTGTTGCGATAGTAGTACCGCTTGTAGCACCTTGAGCAAGTGAGATAGTAACTGAACCAGGTGCATACACAGCACGTATGGCAACCGAACGTAATACTTTATGAGCATATACATTACGTCCTTGTACAGCAGAAGCACCAATATACTTACCAGATCCACTTAAATCTTGTACTTTAATAGGTACAGCAAACTCCATAGCACGAGTAGCAAAACGTGGGTGCCCTGCCAACATAGCAAGATTAGCTGTTTCATCGTTCCATTCAAATACTAAGAATCCTGCAATCTTACCTACAGCACCAGTAGCAACAACTTTATCTCCCAAATCAGTTGCATGAACAAAGTGATCTTTGTCCTTTAAGATTAAAGAATATGTACTTGGCGTGCATAATAAGTATCTCTTCCCATCGTTTGGAATCTTAGCTTTTGACATACGTTCTCTTAAGTCTACAATCTTGTCATAGATGTTGTCCGAAGTAAGACTTGATTCATTATCAACGGTTGCAGCTGCTAATAGACAAGTAGAACCGTCTGTATCAACTTGTGCTGCTAATGAGTATGTAGCAGAATCCAATCTGTCAGCTACTAATGCATCTGGGACAGCCTTCGCATCGTATCCGTCAATGATTTCATTAACCGCTTTGTCCTTGTCAATTGTCATTGTTTCGTAAGCTGTAGAACCATGTGTTCCAGAGATTCCATTTGCTTTATCGTAATCAGATACAGCTACTTCTCCATCACGTACTGGAATTTTTACAGCGCCTGCGGCTGGAGACCCTTCGTAATCATTGTTGAACACAACCCCATCTTTAAGAAGTAATTCATTTCTTAATTTTGCTAGTACAAGCTTTGACCATCTTTCTTGATGCTCATGTGCAAATGTTTGTAAGTTCATAATCATTCTTGATCTGTTCATTCTTTCACCTTATTAACCTTTCATTAATCAATTTTTAGTCCTGGGTTTTTAGCAAGGAACGCAGCTTCTACTCCATCTTGTTTCTTAGGTGAACCGTTTTGTCTCTTGCCCCATGATTTACTGTTGTTTCCTTCTTCCTCTTCATCATCATTGCTTGATTTTGCACCTTTAACGAATTGAGGATATTTCTTAATCACTTTCTCAATAGCAGCTTCGAAATCTGTATCTTCATCAATATAAGCCTTGGCCAATGCTACTACATCTGTAACAGATTCTTTTGCTACATCATGTTCAAAACAAAGAAGTTTTGCTTCAAGTGCAGATACCTTGGCAGCTTGCTCTTTGTCAGCTTCCGCTTTCTTATCTTCTGGTGTCCTGCTCTTATCAGCTTCTGCTTTTTCTTTTGCTCTCTTCTCTTTTGCACGTTCACGTTTCAGTCTGTCAGCAATCATTTTGTCGACTTCCTCTTGCGTGAATCCTTTCTTGCCCGATTCTTTAGACTTATCGTCTTGGTTATCGTCACCATCTGCATCGTTAGTGCTATCTGCACCATCGTCTGCGCCATCTGCACCGCTTTCATCAGCGAACATCTGTAAGTTAAATCTAAGTTTTTGATTCATTAATTTCATTGTGCGTCTCCCTTCCGTTTTTTGCTCGTCAGCATTTTATCCGTGAGTTTAACGTCACCGCACGTTTATGGACATAATAAAAAGCCGTGTTTCCACGACCTAATCAAACATATTTGGATTATCTTTGATTAATTGATATAATCCCTTACCTAGCTTTACAACTTGATCTTCTGTAAGTCCAATATCGTTCATATTGTCAATAGCATGTACAAGCTCATGCACAAGAGTACATTTTTGCTGGTTCTCTGTGTATTTAGTACATAATTTGATTGTTTCTTCTTCGTAATAGCAGCAACCGTACAATAGATTTGTTTCATCATCAAGATGTTTTTCCATTTGCACTTCGTACTCCTTATATCCAACCTTTACTTTATCTGGTATATTCAAGTAACTACCTCCTAATCAACATATACTCTCTTACCACACTTCTTGCACTCGTAATAGTGTCTTTTCTTGTGCTTTGCTACCTGTTCACTTCTTAAGCCACTGTATGGCTCATGGTCGCATAGTAGCTTTCTTAACCAATTCAGCATATTGCACCTACTTTCACATAAAAAATAAGACATTAACGTATGCCTTGAACGAGATAAAAAGGATCACCGCCTTCCTATTTCTTCTTGCCTGGTTTCTTTGTTCCTTTGGCTTTTGGCTTACACGCCATGTAATCACCGCCTTTCATTAATTATTTTTGCTATAATAGAATCATTATTAATATTAATACTATAATTGTTAGCGCAAACATGAATAAGTTATATGCTATCTGTTTCAAAGCTTTCAAATTGTATCATATCCTTTCATATTGCACATAGTCAGGATAATCTTCTGCTATACTTATATATCCTAACCGTGCCGATTCTAGTAATATGTTGCTCTGTACGCTTGCCTTGCAATGTAATCTATACTCGATAAATCCATTACCTTGGTATACATCTACTTCCTTATGCGCTATCTGTTCCAACGAGTTAATCGTGTTAATTGACAAGCACGATATTGCAGCGCATACAATGTCATAACCGTAATATCTAAAGCTTGCATGACCATCTAATTTAAAGCCTACAAGCTTATTGTTTTGTTTAATTGGTGTTATTCTTGTCATAGGCATCTTTCAACGCTTTCTTCATTTTATTAACGCTGTTTTTCTCTCTCTTATTATCAATAATTTTATTAGTTATTATTGATGTTATAAAAGATACTGTAAATACTGAAGCACATAATGTTATATTCATCTTACACCCTTCCTAATCCGTCCGCATAAACCCTCTGCCTTTCCATTGGTAATTGCATTTTCTCTGCGAACTTTGCATATTGTTGACTTGTTGCTCTATACTTGCATTGTGCATCGAGTATATCATCAGCACTTGCGCCCGATTCTTTAAGTAACTTAATCTTCATACGTTGCTTTCGCATCAAATCCTCGAGCTTTCGCATTTGCCGTGTGGCTTCGTATTTGGTGTATTCCTTGCCACCATATGAAACCTTCTTGTTTTCCTCTGCCTGCATATCTTCAAGCTCTTTATCAGTGTATGTGCGCTTTGATACGCCTTTTACAAATGGATAGTACGAATGGTAACAGTTCACTCCAAGAAGTCCCGCGGGTGTTCCAAGTCCGCACACCGTTTTAAGTTCTTCCTTACTGTATACCCTGCCTTGCCATACTTGATGTGAAGGTCTTGCGGTAGCATGCCATGAAACTTCGAAATGCTCTGTTTCTAGCTTTTCAGCATTGCTCTCTGTCATTTTACCAACAACTTGATTAATACCAGTCACAACACACATTCGGACTGCAGAAACGGTGTTCACGCTTCTTCCAGTAGCATAATCTATTGTACGAATGCCACTATTGGCTAATTCTGTAATGGTTTCTTTAATGACTTGATCATAACTTTTTATTCCTGTAGATACCTCAAAAGATGCCTTATCAAGCTTATCTTGAAGGTACTGGGAAGCAGGTGTATACATTTTCTTACCATTAACATTAGCCATGAAGCCTGTTGTTTGAGTGATGTTCCTAATATCATTCTTTGTTTGTTCTTTTACAGCCTTTACAAGTTGTTGCAGATCAGTATTATCCTTGTACTCTGTGAATTGTTTTCCACTCGCTTCATAAAGCGACTTATCTCTTGCATAACCACTACTTAACGCATTGTCAAATATATTGTCTATTTCTTCGTTTGCAAGCTCTAATGTGCTTCGAATATACTCCTTAACGCTTTTATCAAACTGTGTATATTGCATCAGCCTATATAGCATATTGTCGGCAGTGGAAGTAATCTCGTTGTTTTTCTTAATACGATGTACAACATCAAGTAGTATAGTCTGCTCGAGATCTCTCATGTATCGCTCTACTTGTTTTGGTAAGCGTTCCAATTCGCTAGGTGTGAACACTAAATATCACCGTCCAATGTGTCTGCTTGCTGTGGTAGTTTCTTAGCAGCTTCTTCCTCTGTTTCTCCATACCACTTTGCACGATATTCAACTAACCTCATAACTCCCATGGCTACATCTTGTCTGTCTCTCAGTCTTTCGCTGTCCTCATCTTGTATAATACTATCATCAAACTTAATATCAATCTTGTTTGGGATCGATTTACCTAGTAAAAATGCTATTCTATCAACAAGTGATTTCAGTGCTCGTCCTATCGGTATTTCATGCTTGCATAATGTTCTATACAGGTCGGATTTGCTTGATATTACCTCGGTTGCTGTCTTTACTGACCCGTTCTCGAACTTATATCTTCCTGTCCCCATGCCGCACTTAAATGATAACATGTCTAATGCTCTGTTGATTCCCTTTTCATGTTCTTCTGCTCGTATAGACATGTCCATAGGTTCAATCTTTTGCTGATTGTTTCTATCATCTGGCACGGCATAGAACATTGTATCATTAGGGTCAAACACTGGCTTTCCTGTGCCTTGTTCTGACATTTGTACTTTTGCCATACTAAGCGGTACTAATATCCTTCTTCTTCCTAACTTGAACTCGTTCATGTAGCTGTCATATACGAGATCACAACCCTTAATTTGACTTATAGCGTTACCAAACACGCTTATCCCCAACGGGCTGTCTAAGTCAATGTTATTAATAATGTTAGGTGATATAATCTGAAATAATGGTTTATCAGAACCCGTTATAACTTCATCAACCATGTTTTCAGATAGTTCAAGTTCCTCCCCTGTTTCACCATCTAGCATATGGTTTTCGATTACATACAACTTCGCATTATCATCAAGCCGATGTATCTGTAAGTATATCTGTTTTCCGTTTTTGCCTTCCTTTACAGAACCAAACGCGCATTCATTAATATAGCCATTTTCCCATGAAATAGGATAAATCATGTCGGCTCTTATGTAGTCAATAACAACTTCCTTATTCTCGTCAAGGTACTCAACAAAGGCCCCTGTACCGAATGCGAATGCTAACTCTATTAACTGATTAGCTTTTGTTCTGAAATCGTTGTACTCAAACACATGATCTAAGTCATTCTTTAGCTGTTCTCCTGCTGTTATTTCTACTTTTTCATTAAGTATCAAACCTGCCCAATCTTCGCATATTGTCTTAGCCATGTTCAATCGTTCTCGTTCTTGTTTTGTTGTTGTTACACCATTATAGACATTATAAGAGTGAAATTCTTTTACATATCCTTCGTACCAATCTTTCCACTCTTCTAAATGATCATATGTTTCACTGTTCGATGTCGTATATCCTAAACTCTCTAATGCTTCTCTAATCGTTTTCATTCCATCACCTACCTTTATGCTACGTTAATATACATAATGTCGTTCTGGATGTATTCTGTGGAGTACTCTTGACTATCCAATGAGTCAATATCCATCTTACCATCGTCCAAACGAACATCTTTTGTTGGTTCATCTTCATCGTACACAGCTTCCTCGAATGCACTCTTAAGATGTGTGCACGACTTATGTATCTTATATCTTCCTTGTGCCATCATGCTGTTGTAGAATGCAATTCGGTCATTGATTGGTCCTTTGATTGCATTCTTAATATCCAATGTGATACCTGCTTCCACAATCGCCGCTTCCATACCTGAAATAAGTGTCTGTTCTGCAGAATCACAATATGCTTCATAGCACTTATACTTTGATTGAACTCTCCTAACAAAGTCTATGAAATCCTCATTGAGCTGTTTCGGTGTGATACGCTCATGTCGGTAGTATTCCATGACTGTTACCACTTCTTTGTACTGATAAGTGAATCCTGTAAACTTGAAGGAATGTGCTGATGTGTTTCCACCGAAGTCCACTCCAATCGTACCATACATGATTGGATTCTTCTGCAGCCACTCATCATCAATCATAAATTCGTCTGGATTATCTGCAAACTGCTGATAAATCAATCCGTCACTTGCTACCCACAAACCAAGGATAAAGCGTTTGAAGAATACTCCTGTAAACATTCTTCGGAATCTGTCCTTAACCTTCTGAGATAAGCTAAGGTTATCGTCCATGGTGAAGTGTAGATGATACACATTCTTTTCTTTTGCTTTGTCTATGAACTCTGCCTTAACATAGTGGTGAGGTCCCTCTGGATTACAGTTCATAAATACCTTTGCGCCCTCAACTGAACAACGGCCTATCATCTGATCTATGAATGATTGTGGGAACAGTGCTGCTTCATCTGCGTAAGCTCCTGCAGCTGTTAAACCTTGTAGTGCATCTTGTGAAGCTTCTGTATTTGCTCCATACATGTAATATGTATTGTTACCAATCTCAATGTAGTTCTCTGATCTGTTGTAATTGTACGTCCACCCCCACGCGGTAAGTATCTGTATCATTGGTTTTACTACATTCTTCTTCAATGCTCCCATTGTCTTGCCCGCAAGTATGAAGTTCTCACCATTCGGAAATGTCTCCTGCGTGAACAATAAGAATGAGCAAATGCAAGCTATTGTCTTTCCCGATCTAATTGAACCATCTGCTATTATCATGTCCTTATCATGGTGTGGGCTCTCTTCCCTCCACCAATTCAAGAGTTTATTCTGTTTTGGAGAGAATGGAAGAAACTTAAATGACTTACTCTTCTTTTTCTTAATCAACGTAAGTCACCTCTTCTTCATCTGCGTACAACGCATTTATATCTTCTTGCGAAGGTTTCGTTGCTTTTAAGAACTCCATTATACCTTCATTAGTGTTGTTATCTCCTGTTTGGTTAGCTATATCAAGTTGCATCTTCTTGATTCTTAATTCTGATTCCTTGTACTCATATTCTGACTTGTGTTTATCATGTGGGTTAACCATAAAGTATTGTTCCAACCATTTTAATGAATCGCAACGATCAACCAACTTGATGCTTACTGCACCTTTATCATTCTTTGATACTTCCTTTATCAATTGTGTATCTACGCTGTCTGATTCGTGTAGTCTTACATCATTTACCTCGAACTTTATTCCTGTCTCTTTATCTTCTATCTCTTTACGTCCGAACTCAACATAGTTTCCTATATCTGCGAATGCTATCCTCATATGATACTCGATTAATTCGTCACTAGAGAAGTGAACTGATTTTGCCTTAAGTTCGATTAGCTCGTCTATCTCTTTGCATATTTCCGTATTTTTCAGTAGCTTATGGGCATTGCTGCATGCGTTTTGATATGTTGTGTTATAAGCTTTGATATAGCTTTGTACTGCGTTGTGGTCTTTGGCATAATAAACACAAAAAAGCCTTTGCTCATGGGTAAGTTTTTCATTCTTTAATGTTTCCCTTATCCCATCGTCAAAGGCTTCTCTCTTGACTTTATTATTCTGTTTTGCTTTTGCAACGTTGCGTTTCTTCTCTTGCGTTGCGTTGCATTCCCATTTATATCGTTTCTTCCAACTTCGAACGGTTCCTACTGGTATGTTTAGTTGACTTGCAATCTCAACTAACATCATACCTTGCTTATATAAATCATGAGCCTTTTGTACTTGCTCATTTGGTGATCTAGCCATACAAGGCTCACTTCCTTCCTTTTATTCACTAATATGCAAAATATTTAGTATAACACCGTATTTTATGATACATTTATAACCAGAAATGTATATTTATTCCTCTTTGCCACACAAAAAAGCACCTACTACCTACTCAATGTAAGTAATAAGTGCTTCTTTCGGGGTGAATCTATCGATAAAGGAGGAGTAGCTATACTACCATATCCGATATAAACTAATCTTCTGTTATACTTGCTCTATCATAATTATAACATACTATTTTTGTGCTTTGTGTGCGTTTTGGAGATAATCACTAATTTTTCTTGATATTCTGCTCCTGTCTAAGTTGACTAAATTTCCTACCTCTGTTTGCCTTAATCCATCTATAAACCGGTATCTGAATATCAATCTAAGTTCGCTCTCTTCTATACTGTTAATAAACGTTTCAATCTCCAATGCCTTGGCTTCAAGCTCCTTCTTCTTCTTTTCTCTTGTTGCTATCAGCTTATCCCTTGTTGCAAGTTCCGTAGGGTCTTCTAGCAATACGCTCGTCCTTACTTCTGTGTAAGGGAAGCATCTCATGGACCCTTTTACCTTTCCTGCAACTGCTGTTATCTCTTTACCATACTCTTTCTCGATTCTTTTCTCCAGGTCATCTATTTCTCTTTTTATACTGGTATATTGCCTTAACTCTATCTCTGTCACTTTATCACTCCTTCACTAAATCATCGTTTACCTAACTACTTTATTCCTCTTCTTGTTCAAATTCAAACTTGTGTTCGGATATCTTTTTACCGCACTTTGGACAATATACCATCTCATTTTCGCTAGGTGTACTATCTTCGTTAAAGCACCAAACCAATCCGCATTCACTTTCCCAGTAGTGGCTCCAATTATCGTCTATTTCTCTCCAATTACACATATCCATCATTCTTCCCCTTCATCTCCTTGTAGTTGATGCATCTCTTAACATCAACAGGCTTTCCGTTGCATATAAATAACCTCTTGCAGCTCGAACACTCGCTATCATGTATTGTTTTTGGTTCTTCTTGATTCTTCATGCGATCACTCTCCTAACTCACAATGTCGAATTGCGTTCCAAGTAGGTCCATAATGCTTAATTGTCCTACCTTTTCTACCTTGGGTTCTCCAATTAGCTTCTCCATTTTGATTCTGCATTGTTTGAATGATTCTTGATACCTCTCTGGGTGTTCATGTAATCTCATTCTTAGCAAATTGTCTTGTTTAATAAACATTTCCAATCCAGTTACGTATCCAATTACATTGTCTATGTGTATATGTTCTGCATCTTTTTTATTTACCTTGTGTCTGTTATTAACCAAATACAAATAGTCTCTGTCTCTTTTATAGATTATTAGTGATTGTTTAGCATGTTCTCTGATTTCGTCTGCTCTTGCCATGAACTTGTTATCCACTTCTTGTGGAGTTTCTCTATTGTATATATCAGGAAAGTATTCAAGTTCTTCTAAGTTTTTCTTTTGATATATGATGTGGTTTCTTACACAATTCAAGTTGCACCCATCTTCCCAATTTGGATCACTTCCTCCGTACTCCATCAAGTAATCCCATCTTGCGAAGCTATCTATCAAACTCTTTTCTGCTTCTTTTTGCTCCTTTGTCACTCAATCACGCTCCTAACCTTGTCAAGGTTCTCACTTCCGTAGAATCTATAAACTGTACCTCTTAACGCTTTTGATGATTTTCCTATTATTTCAGCCATTAGTTCATATCCATAGCCTAACATAATTAACTCCTTGAGCCTTTGTTTTTCTTCATCAGTCCATTTAATGTGATTGTCTGCCTTGATTGGTCTTTCTTTGAATCCAAGGTCGCATATTCTTCTTTGTATTGCTCCGTTCGTTCTTCTCAACTTCTTTGACAAATCATCATATGTGTACTTGTACTGTTTCAGTAAGTAATGCAACTTTTCATCTTCTGTCTTAGTCCATGGAGTCATGATATATTTCCTATTCTTTTCAAAATCATGTTTTCTTTTTACTTTCGCCCACTCTGGTTCTGCTCCTAGCGTATTTTCAACAAATTTACTAAAGTCAAGCAGATATTTATTCTTCTCAGCCCACTTCCAAAACTCGTCAATATACACTATTTTGAATGAGCAATTGTTAACTCTTTTTCTGTGTATTGGAAAGTTTCTATTTTCTATCCATGACTTATTCTTATATCCACCGCTATCTATACCTAAAGCTATAAGTAATTGATGCCATGTAACATAGTCTCCACTTTCAAGGAACGGCCCCAATCCTAATTTCTGTGCTTTTATCAATATCGCATTCTCTGTACGATTAAGATTTTTCATTAGTGAGATAATTGATAGCTTACCCCAGTTATCTTCTAAATACTGTATTTCTTCTTTTTTCCAATTTCGTTGTTGCCCCATTTTAGAAAGGAGCCGATGCGCATCTTCCCGGGAAGCTCCGACCTCCTTTCTGTTTTTAGTTTATGTTCTGTTTCTCCACTTACCGCCGTACCACTTATGGTACGTTACTGGACTGTAGTTACTGTAGTCATATGTATAACCTTCGCACACATGACTTGATCTGTACTGCTCGCAATCGTAGTTTTTACATGTTGCGCAGCATACTTCATTCTTTGGATACATCTATTCTCCTTCCTTGTTCCCTACACGATTGTCGGGTACATCAAAGCTTTTTCATCTGCATACTTTATATTTCTTGTACCTTTGCAATTACCACAAGGTTCATTTCTTTTAACTCTTGGGCATTCTATATTTTTGCTCCTATCGCAAACAAAATAAGCGTTGCGACTATACATATCTTTAATTACCATTCAATTAAAACTCCTTTCCAAAAATATCAATCTCTTAATTTACAGCTTCAAATTTTAGTTTACCAACTCAACCTTTTATGGTACTCTATTGGATAGTACATATAAATAAAGAGGTGAGTTATAATGAAGTCTATCTTGTATCCCTTGTTATTTGGTCTATTGATTACAATCGTAGTATATTCAATAATCAAAGCTACTCATAATAATCCCAAAATCATAAAAATAATTTCTATTATTTCTTTTTCCTTTTCAGCTATTTTAACTGTAATTCTATTAGTAATTTTAATTATTACGCTAGTATAGATATCAATTTATCTTGCTAATTTGTAATACTTGTCTATTATCTTTTCTGCCATATTCCACACTAAATAGTTAACCTCATTATGGGTTTCTGCTATTGCAATTTGTTCCCAAACTAAACGTTCAATGTCATTCATCTTAGCAAAAGCATTATCTATGTTGTTTCGCTTTACTGCTCTTAGCTGCTTTTCTTGCCATTTCTTAAGCTGGTTATTAAGTTTGATGTTTTCTTGTTCTGTATATGCCATCTGACACCTCTCTTAAAGATCAATTTACTTGATTAATTGATCTATTGTCATTTGACCAGGAATCTGATTGCTCAAGCAAACATCTGTATATCTATCTTCCCAGTCAACTCCAATATAATCTAGTACCCTGCCCCAACCGAATTTTTCTTTTGTCTCTGGGTCAGTACAGCAACGATACATATAAAACTCCCACTCTTTTTCGTTTCTTTCTCTTAGCATATCGAAACGATGTGGTCTTGCTTCCATGTGTATTCCAAATCCGCACATGCTGCAACCTGTTCTCTGTGCTCCTGTTGTATATAGTGTTCCATCTGGCTTTCTTTCAATTGTTCCATAGATTTCAGGTATTGGTGCTTTCAGATCAAGTGCAAGTTGTAGCAAGTCTTGTCTCAAAAATGGAGTAAATGGTGCTGATCTGATAACAGTTTTCCCGAAGTAATTACAACCATGTTCTGTTAATGCTTCTTCTCTTTGTCCTCCCTCGCTTGCCATCAATCCAAGAAAAGGTTTACTGTTATGTTCTTTTGCCCATTTATCGCAAGGTTGTTCTTTCATGTACAGGCAACACTTGTTTGATACCTTGAATGGAGCTATCTGATAATTAACTCCCTCATTTTCATTCTCATATCCAGCGAATAGCTTTAACCATTTCTGTGGCATCTTCATTCTGCTATTCTTAGCAAAGTGACCTTGTTCTCCACATTCCCCAGTAATAATTGCATGTCTTACTGTCTTGTTCTTATCGGTTGGATTCTGTAAGGTGTCAATTCGTCCTGCTATCTTTTTGCTGATTACTGGGAATCCCACTTCGTTCAATATCTCAACTTTGCTCTTTCCTGGAGCTATTGTAATAATTCCTAACTCTTTATGTATTCTCTGAATGCTTTTATCTTCAAGTGATGATACTGATACAGCAGGAACATCAATGCCTATCTTTCGAAGGAATAAGAGTAATACAATACTATCTAGTCCTCCAACGCTAACATGTGCATTCAGTCCTCTACGATCTAGCTCACTTATAAACTCAAAAGCTCTTTGTTCTGCTCTTTTTAGTTTTACCTCATATGGAAGTTGTTGCATTGCTGTCATTTGCGCTTTTTTTTGCTCTTTTATGTTCTCTAAATTCCTCTAATGTTAATTCTTTTTCGTTCATTCTATTCACGGAGTAAAGACGTCTTTACTGGTGGCCACCAAACCTCTTACTCCTTTCTATTTTATTATTCTTACTTACCTAAACTATCATTTTGCTACTTTTGTCGGTAGCAAAATTCCAATTTGTTTCTTTCTTCCATCTGTAACTAACAAAGGAAGAGTTGGCCCTTGTACATAAAATCTAGCCTTTGCCCCAAATATCTTCTTGTAATAATCACTTACCCATGCATAATTACCGTTTTCACAATCTACTTTCGAGTATCCTTTCTCGTCATGATCTGTTATTTTACCCTGTACACTATTTTTCATGATTGCATTTGGGTTAAGTGTCACAATATCTAAACCTCTTACTTTTACACCATCTTCAATTTTTCGCACCTTAGACAAGTCAACTACGACTTCGTCTTTCTTAATAAATGTTCCTCTTACATTATCAAGTAAAAGTATCTTTTCGTCGAACTCAATATATGCCATATTAGCAATTCCCGAACTAACTAGTTGCATCTGCATTTTTATATGTGGTTTATATGCCATTCTTAATCCTCCGATCTATGATCTACCATCTCGCTCACATGAGCGAATTGCTTGTTATACCTTTCCAACATTAACTAAATCGTTACGGTAGCGGTCTAGCCTGTCCTACCGCAACTATGATGTAACCGGACTTGCCGGACGTTACAACCTACTAATTAATGCAGTTCTCAATATACTCATATACATCATCACGTATAATGTTAATATCATCTTTCTCATACGCTTCCAGTATTGTTTCCTTTTCTGACATAATCAGTTCTGCAATAAACTGTGATAATTCAGTATTCTTCATATAATCACCTATTCCTTTCCTAAACCTTTATTTAATCAATGTTCTCAAATTCAACTGGGATCCACATCTTCGGATTGTAATTAAGTGTATACTTGTATTTTGAAACATTCTTTGACCCTAGTTGTTCAACAACATATGTAACGTTGTCGCTTAATCCTACAAAGTGCTTTTGATAGTTACCGTTTTCATCTTCAACTATTATCTCAAGCTGATTGTCTGCTGTATCTGCTGTAATTGATAGCTTACCAGTCATTTGGAACAACACATCTCCTTCGATGCAATTAATAACTGTAAGTTGACGTACAACATTAAAACTGTCGGCTTCTTTTGATAAATTTTCTGAAACTAATAATCTTTTTTTCATATTCTTATTCTCCAATCTTTTTATTTGTATAACTTATTTAGGTTATAACTTGTATATATAACCACTTAATTATCTTTTACTTTCAATCTTTACACCAGTTTCATCTAGCAAATATTGTTTAATATCCTCCAAAGACAAGTATCCTCTGTCATAAGAATCATACAAATCAATGCAAAAATCAGTAAATCGTTCTTCTCTTGATTTTCCATCTACAACCTTTCGCATCAGATCAGCATACTTGTCATGCAATACCATAGTCGGTATGCCCAACATGAGCGTAAATGCAGTTGCGACAGCTTTGTCCGTTGCTTCTTTCTTCAATGCTTCAATCTCGCTTCTCCTCATGCTTATCATTGGATCTTTTGCTGATTCTCTTTCAGTTCTTCTTCGTTCTGCACGGTTCATACTACCGCCTTACCTTTCTTTTCGCACACTTGTTTCCGAATTTGTCCGCTCCAATGTATGCCTTTCCTTCTTTTATCATTTTTGCAATATGGCACATTTTATTCCAATTATCTAGGTTTTCTTGCCCTAGTTCTTGTTGCTTTACATGCATTCTATTTTCCTCTTTACTTCTCATTGCCTACCTCCATCGAACAACTCCATAGGAAAAGCGTCCTCTTCTCCGGTATCGTCAATCACGTAGTAGCAACCATTACCTATTGCAGTTACGTTGTATCCTTTTCCTACTGTAAGCAAGCCTTTCCATAAGCTGTTGTTCTTGCACTTTGCTTTAAAATATTCGTCCATGCTCATTCCTCCCAATATCCATTCTTAATATCTTCCAATGCTTTTATTGTTGATTCCTGCATGTCTCTATTAACCGGCCCCCTATGTTGTTCCTCATGCTGCTCAATTGCTAGTTGCTTGCAATACTTGTCAGCAAGTCCAAATTGTTGTTTTACTGATATAGGTATCAGATCATGTTGCTGTTGTCTTGCTAACTCATTTCTGTACGTTTTTACAAACAAGGATTTTTCAACCGACTGTAATACACTAACATCGCTCTTTGCTAGTTCACGTAGATTATCTGGACTTCCTATTGCCTTTTGACAAAGTGCTGGAAGTTTATTAAATTCCTCGACGCTGTAATACGTGCTCTTGCAAATTGCCTTGTATACTAATGACCACGCTTCCTCTTCGTTTTCATACTTTCCTTCTAGTCCAGTAACCGTCCTTGTACCTGCAATCAATTGCGATACGCTTGGTGCAAAACTGCTATTACTTGACGCTATGTAAGTCATAAGCGAAGCTTGTATAACATTGTAATCATAATCTGCTAATAATGTTGCCCATACATCTGCCGTATTGCTCATGTTGTCAGATTTAAAGTTTGGAAAAGCTGACGAAATAATCATCAATATCTTAACTACTTCTTGTCGTATCATACCTTGCTCCAATCTATTCCTTGATTGCTTTGTTGCTTGCCTACATTTCCATCAGGTCCATATACGTCTTTCCAGTTATTCAATATTGATTTTTCCAACATTGCTATTGCCGTATCGTTGTCATACTTGTTAAGTTTGTTAATCATCATCGTTATTGCTCGTTCTGTCATTTTCCCATTCTTAATGCTCTTTCGCATTTTGATAAATTCAATAAATGTAGAGTTGAGTTTTTCATCATTAGGGAAATATGTTTGAGCGGTAGCGAGTTTCTTTGTTTTTTTCTTTATATCTTTATCTATATCTTCTTCTTTTTCTTTTTCTATTTCTTCTTCTGAAACAGCGACGCATGACGATGAATCGTCGGTTGTCAGACGATTGTCAGACGATTTTTCTTCGATAAGTTGCTTTTGTCTAGCTCTTCTTTCTTGCTGATACAGCCTATCTCTCTCTTTCTTTTTGTCGTATGAATCCAACGTTTGGTACTTGTTCCAGTTTGGAATTGTTATAGTATTGTCAATTATCTCTACCATTCCAAGTTGCTCGAACTTTTCTAAAGCCATTCTTACGTCTGGTACTTCTCTTCTGAATACTGCGCTTAGCATTTCATCTGTGTAAGCAATTTTATCTGACAATAAAAATACTCCATCATTGTTTGTTTTGCCTGCTAAACAAAGCAGTTTGAACCAGATTGTTATGATCGTGTCAGAGCAAGGCATTGCGTCAATTAGTAACATCTTTTCATCGTCGAAGATATCCGTAACAACCTTTATCCATTTAACATCTGCCATATAATCACCTACATTTCGCTAATCCAAACTCTTACATAAGGTTCATCGTTATAAAGTTTCTCCATTTGCAGCTGTACTACTTGTGTATCATCTTTGTAAGCAATACCGTTAAGTGCATCAAGTACAACCTTACATATATTATCAATATCAGGTTTCTTTGTTGGAAGGATCTCTGAATCAAGCATCTTCTTTCTTACTTTCTTAGAAGTACTTTTTGGTGGAGCAAAGAAGCACTTTATTGTTACATCAAGAGGCCCTTCAAATATTGTAAATGGCAATGTTTGGTGTTCTAAAGCTTCCAAGCATCTAGTCTTAATCAAGTTTTCATACAAAACAGTTTTTTCTGGTGTAATGCTACTCATATGTTTAACTCTTGTATTATAAAATGTTCTTGCTCTTGCCTTCCCTTGTGGGTTTCCTGGTATAGTAAAATCTATTGTCATGCGTTTCCGCCTTTCTTTTCATAGGGGAGCTGCCACACTCCCCAGGATAAGGAGTTTTAATACTGTGATATATCTAAAATCCTTGGTGCATAGTGCTTACGCATTATGTGGTTAATGAGTTACATTTATATACGTCCTCGACCTCGTACAATCGATTTCTAGGCGGGTAATTGTTTGAGGTAGAGAATTTGTATATCTAACTTACCTCTACGCCTATTTCATCGTTATACACGATTCCGTAAACATGATTCTTTTCAAAAAACTTTAGTTCATCGTTGTGACATATTGTATGGTGTTCTCTACACAGGCTTATAAGCAATCTTCCTTTGTTATCAACTCTGTTTCGATTGTTACCCATGCCAACTCTGGATCCTTCGCAGTGGTGTATATCTGATAGTGGTTTACCACATACAGCACACACTCTATGTTTTATGCAATAATACAGATACTTCGATACATCGTCTGTTCGGTTTACTCCTAAATCTTCTAAAATCACACCATGTTCTATGGCAAACTCCATGAGCGTATTGATAAACTCCCTTGCAGTATCCATGGTGCATGTGGACAATGAAAAGTAATCGCAACCAGTACGTGCAATGTGTAAATACTTCAACCACTCTTTTGCTTCCTCTGGCAAGTATCCAGTATGTCTTGATATATCTGCTATAGTTGCATATGCTTTCTTTCTCTGCTCTGCGCTTATGTGTCTGCCATCATCAAGCCATATTCCTGCATTTCGCATCTTCTTGGTTTCTATAGATTCTTGAAGGTTTATGTTAGGAATGAATACCTTTAGTTCTGTGCCTTCTTGATTTACTCTGTAGCCTGTTAACTTTGCCAGTACATACATTCAATCACCTACTTCTTAGCACAGTATCCGCAAAGTGCTTGTCCGTTTCCTCTCTTAAGTGCAAAATCCCAAGCCTGTTCATCTGTGTAAGTTTTTCCTTGGCTAGTAAATCCTTTTATTTCTTTTCCGCACTTTGCACATACATGAGGTTCTTTCCCTTGCTTATTTGAATTGTCCATGCTGTCAGCGTCTTTCACATCATCAATACAAAACAATCCATTTAAAGCATATTTACGAGCGTATGAGCTAGTAGCTCCGGTAACTTGGCTAGAATCCATTCCTTTTTTTGATTCTTCCTCTCTTGCATATGCAGTATTTTCGATCTTATCTGATGTTTCACAATCGATAATGGTTGCTGTTGCTTTTACATAATGTCTGCCGTCTATGTACTCTATGGTGTCATTAACAGTAAGTACAGCATTAACTTCTTTTAGTAATGGTTTTACGCCTTCTAATATGTCTTCACAGCTTCTATAATTGTATTTACCGAATGAGTTGTACTGGTTCTTAGGTGCTTTCAACTCAACCTGTATTTTTAGCAGTTTTTCATAGATATTCATTGGATCACCTTACCTTATCTGTAATGTTTGTGATTGCTCCAAGTGTGCAAACTCTAATTCCTGTGTTTTTAAAATCTCTTTGATTCTTGAATTGTCAACTTTAGGGTCCTGTGGAATCATGTACTCGCTTGGTACTTCACCAGTTACAACAAGTTTTGCAGGTGTCTTGCGTAATGACACAGTAAACAGCGGTGTTTTTACCTTTTGTTTTTCTGTAACTTCTAGCATGGTTTGAAGTGCTGATTTCATACGTTTTACGTTATTGTCAAGGCTTGTTTGTCTTGCTTTTAAACGATCAATTTCCTTTTGCAAAGAATCGCTTTCAGAATTTATAGAGTTAATTACCTTGCAATAACTGTCGCACTTAAATTCAATATCTCCCTCAACCGATTCCAATGTGTCCTTAAATACATCTTCTTCAATATCACCATCTTGCATCATCTGGTATAGTTGTAATACCTCACCTGTTAAATCATATAATGTTGCCATCTTCTTCCCCCATTTCTTCTAGGCACTCGTCTTTGTGCCCTAGCTTGCATCTATCAGTTCCAAATCTGTTGTAATATTCCATATCTTTTTCTTTCTGTTGGTCGTGCTGTTCGAATAAATCTACGTTATCAAACAACATCATCTTCACCACCAAACACTACGCATTTTAATTTCTTGCTCTTTACTTCTTTATCTCTTATCACGGCTGCGTATCCTGCCTTAACAAGTAATCTTGACAGGTCGCACATATCTTCATGTGTTAGCTTACCACTTAAGTTTGCTATTACTGTTTTCAATGTTCTTCCTCCCTGTTATCTTCATATGAAACACACACGTTGTATGTTTTGTTGTTAACAGTTACTACCTCATGATTAGGTATACAGCACATGCATTTATTACCGTCTCGATTGTGCTTGCATGTAATATCATCGCAACCAACTATCTGCAACATGTTGACATTTACCTCCGTTTGTGATATTCTCACCTTGAATATTTTGTTTAGTTGCTGAATCCTTTGGAATGGCGGTTCCTTAGGATTCTTTTCTTAGTCCGCATTCGATGAATGCCTTTCGTACAAGTAAGTAGCCTTCATGATCTGGAATTTCTCTTAGTACTTCTGTGATTCTTTCATTCCACTCTTGCTTTTTATTTCCTTTCTCAAGTGCTTCTTTAAGTGCTTTTCTAAACTCTTGACCGTTTCCAAATATTCCGACGTTGTTCTGTTTGCTACCATAACCGCAATCAGCAGGCTTTTTGTTATGTAACTGGTTTGCAATACCGTTCATCTTACTTGCTTTACTAATGCTCACTCTCTTACCTCCCTTACTCCGTATTTGATAATTAAGATGGTGCATACTACCAGTGATACAAATGTAAAAGCATTTAGCATGTTATCACCCATTTCGAATACGAAGCATGTCGATGATAATATCAAGTTTTTTTGATATTGCATACAACTCTGTATCTTCTTGGGTATCTTCTTTATTGGTGTTGTTAGTTTCCATTGCTTCTTTTTGCAACTCTGTTTTCTTTTTGATTCCTTTTTCTTTTAAGATTGCATAGATACATTTTTCTGATACCTTAGTAATACCAATGATGTCTTTGTTCTTTACACCTCTTTGATAAAGTCCAACTACTAAATCTTTGTCTTGTTCAGATAAATTACTAAAATTTGTTGTTTTCATGTTATCGCTCCTCTCTAGTTAAGTAAGCTACACAGCTACCAAAGATAATAATTGGGATAAATATTACCAACCTCCGTGTTGCTACCATCAATTCAATGTTTTCTTGTTCTAAAGCTCCGAGTGTACCGTATGACAGTACAAATAGCATAATTACAATTAAGATGCTTGCGCGATGGATAAACCGTTCTGTTTTTACTTTCATAGGCTTGTCTCCCTAATTCATACGCATTTGTGCGTTGCAATCATTGATAGTCAACTGTGTAGTATAGCAAGGTTTCCAGTTCCATATAAACTCTCTAGCCTTTTCAAAGTCGATAACAGCAATATTGTTTCGGCTATTAACATTAAAGTAATTCTTAATGTCTCTACCAATCTCCTTAAATACTTTTTTGCTTATTTCCTTATAAGCTTCCGAGTTTTTGCCACCAAGTACATCTGTTACCTGCTTATTTACAAGTCTTTCAAGTTGAAGCTGTTGACCATAATCAATTGTCATGTTGTTTTCTAATACTGTGACACGATCAGATACGTTGTCGATCATTGACAACTGCTCTCTCATGATTTCTTGTGGTGTCAGTGGCTTTTGATATGTACCAGTTTTGCGAATGCTAGGTAATACTTCACTGGTTACCCACTTCTTAAATCTTTTTGCTGATTCTAATTTACTGCCAAAGATTAATGCGTACATTCCGCTTTCGTTGATTACCGTTGTTTCTTGCAATCTTCCAAGCGAATCTGTGAGGTGGTGTTTCGCCATATCATCTGATTCAACATGTTGCTTTAAAGCATTAACAGAATCTTTAAACCCAAGAGCATTTGTTACATCTTTACCAACAAAATAAGGTTCCTCGTTAATAGTTACTGTTCGGACTTGTCCAAACTCTTGATTTTCGAAAATTGTTAATTGATTCATATGATCTTCCTTTCTTGTAATAAATTGGTTTTTCTCCTATAATGTAAGTACCGACTGCCATCGGAATACATATGAAAGGAGAAAATCTATGAGTGAATTCAAAATAATAAATCCACCAAATATAAAACTTAGTGACATAAAAGTTGATGTTATCCAAACTGATGATTGTATAATTACCACTAATACATATCCAAATGGTTTTGTATTAAAAATGATTCAAAAAGCCGATGAAGTAAAAATACAAACTAGTTCTCCAATGATTAACAACAACGATGGAACATTTAGCATTCCTGAATAGTGATTTTTTCTGCTTTTACAGTTACTGAATCAGCAGAAATAACTACTTCTGTATTACCTTTTTTTATTAACTGCTCTTGCTTATCTTTAGTTGGAGCAGTTATTTTTTGTTTTTCGTTCATATGATCTCCTTTCTACCCTTTGTATTTTTCAGATAATTGTTTCAAAAAAATTTCAAACTTGTCTGGGAAACATAGCCAAGGACTAGTTTTCCCTACGCCCTTCTTGAATGCTGGACTACCTTTTGTTTTACATATCTCTATTATCTGATTCCTAGACATCGAGAATTTATCTGAAAGCTCATTTACGGTTAATGCTTGCATAGCATCCCTCCTTACGCAGTTTCCAAGTATGCAATATCACTTGATAATTCCTATTGACTTTAATTCACTGTAGATTGCTAGCATGTTCTTGTATGCTTCTTTAGATGGAATTGTGTTAATGTTGTCTTCTTCTCCACATATATCTTTGCTTGCTTGATAATTTTCTCTGAGATACTCAATAACACTTAATATTTTTTCTTCCATATGGACTGTTCACGACCTTTCATCATGCTGTTTGTGTCTGTTTTGTAACAACTTTGTTAACTTCGTCGCTAACGGAAAAATCTAGTCCATACTTTTCCTTAACTCCCATCAACTCAACAGTACAATCAAGCACCTCTTGCCTTTCAACTAGCATTTTGGGTGTCATATCTGCCTTTTTAATCATCTTAGGATAACCATATTTAGTTGATATTGCCTTGTTTGTTATTGTATTAGCCTTTATAAAGCTAACTTGCACTGGATTCTTTAAGGACTGTTTAAGTTTTGCCATTGCTTCTTTCTGGTGCTCCTTATCTAGCATACGGAATACTTGGAATCCCTCTAAACCAGTTGACTGTCGAAGTTGTTTGAGCATTTCATATACCCAGTCTTGAAATTCCTCTGCTTCTGGCTTGTTGCTTCTCATGATTAGTCGATATAGACCTTTTTCATTGAGAACTATCATTTCTTGTGTTTCTGGGGATTTCGCCTTATCTGATGTGATACGTACTTTGTGCGTACCCTTGTATTTATCAGGCATTTTTCTTGTAGCAACATTCGCGTCTCTAAAACCTAAAGCATCGGTAATGTCTTTAGCTACTGCCCACCACTCTCCGTCTTTCTCAACAAATCGGATTTGATAACCGTTCCATATCTCTGTTTTCATTATGTACCTCCTATTCTGTAAGGAAATATTCAATAGCAACTCCAAAATACTCAGCTATTTTTTGCAATTTATCTGCTTTAGGAGTATATTTTCCTTGCTTCCACGCTGTTAGTGTAGCTGTAGCAATACCAGTTGATTTGCTCACTTTGTAAGCTGTTACGCCTTTTTTAAGCAATAATTCTTCGAATTTTTTATACAATATATCACCCCCCTTAAAAAACGCTTGACATTAGCTAAGATTCCTTATATACTTATATTGCCAAACAAAGTTATTTAAGAAATCAAAGTTATGTTTAACTTAGTTATCTAAGCTATGTATGTATATTAGCATAGTTTTCTAAGTGTGTCAACATAATTTTGAGTAATTTTTCTAACTTATTTTAAAATATTAGCAAGAAGGAGTAATAATTATGTATGAAATATTTGAAAAATTGCTTAAAAGTAGGGGGATAACAGCATACAAAGTGGCAAAAGACACAGGCATAACTACAGCTACATTGACATCGTGGAAGCAAGGAAAATATGTTCCAAAACAGGACAAATTGCAAAAAATAGCTGATTACTTTAATGTATCAGTTGATTATCTTATTAATGGAAAAGATGGTGAGAAAGAAGATAATAATAATGACTATGCTGCTAAGGATAAGATGGAACGTGAGATGCTAGTTCTTTGTAGAAGTATGGAAGATGTCTCAGAAGAAGAAAAAGAAGCACTAATAAATAACTTTAAAAATTCTATTGATATATTTTTAAAAGCTAAGGGGTTAAAATGAGGGAGGGAAACAGTTGTACATTGATTTTTTTAATTGTCAAAAAAACGCAACAGAGCTTCTTGCAAAACAGAAATTGAGATCTTCAAAAATTAATGTAATGAAGCTACTGTATGATAAGAATATATTTTTCTATTCAATTCAAGATTATACCAAAACTGTAAACAAGCCAATTACTGATTTCTATCAAAATGGTAAACTTGTTGATGGTTATACAATAATACTGCCAGAGGACAGTATGTACATAGTACTTTATAACAAAGAACTATGTAAGTCACGTATTAACTGGACTATCGCACATGAAATAGGGCATATTTATATGGGGCATACACAAGATACCGAAAAAGAAGAAATTGAAGCACACTTCTTTGCTGCTCAGTTAATTATGCCAGAATATGTTATTTACAAAATGGAATGTATTTACGGTGAAGTTAGTGTAAATGATATTTTAGGAGTATTTTATGTATCTAAAGACGCAGCGATAAAAAGGATCAATACTTTTGAAAGAAAATCATATTATAGTGACACTAAAGACGACTGTCATATATGGGATATGCTTTCTGATAATGTTAATGAGTATTACAAGATAAAAAATAGCAAAAAACGTCGTAATCCATTAATTTATACTGACAACAGTCGAGAGATATTTAATAGTGAATATGAATGGCTTTATGGTTTTCAATAATAAAAAGCCCTTGTTGTAAAATAAGGGCTTTTTATTATAAGAACGATATAATATTCTATTGCAACAATATTATATCATTCTACTTTATATATATCAATTACTTATTTTGAAAGGAATGATATTATGGCATCATTAAAAAAGAGAAAAGATGGACGTTATGCAAAACAAATAACGATTGGTATAAAGGACGGAAAGCCAGTAAAGAAAACAGTATACGGTAAGACGCTTAAGCAACTAGAAGAAAACTACATGAATCTAAAAAGACAATTAGAGCAAGGGATAAACCTCGACCTAAACATTGCAACATTAAGAGAACTTATGGAAGAATGGTACAAAATAGATGTTGAACCAAATATAAGAGAGAACACAAGAAGAAAATACATTTACTCATTCACGTCTATATACAACGAGCTAGGTTGTTTTAAAGTGAACGATATTAAAATGTATCATATTGAACACGCAATATATGAATTTAGAAAAACTGGTAATGAAGCAGCTAGATTTAAACTTATAATATTAAATAGGTTTTTTAACTATTGTGTGGATCATGATATCATTATGAAAAATCCATGTAAAAGAATGAGTATACCTAGAAATAAACCAGAAAAACGTAAACTAGAAAAAGTCGAATTAGAAAAAATTGAAAATGCAGAATTACCTATTTACGATAAGGTATTTTTATTTCTGCTACGTTACACAGGTGCAAGAGTTAGCGAAATAAACGCTCTATGCAAGTCAGATATAAATTTTAAAGACATGTATATAGATATCAATAAAACAGTAAGTACAAAAGTGGATACACACCCATTTATACAACAATTTCCTAAAACAGAAGCAGGTAAACGCAAAGTGCCTATTCTTATTCCTCTATATAAAGTGTTATATGAATATGTGAGCGGTCTAAAGAATGATAATGACTTATTGTTTACAATAGGCGATAACAAACCTTTATATCCTGCAAATCAATCAAAAAGACTTAAAAATATATTAAAGAAGTGCGGTATTGATTGTACAGATATTACTCCTCATTCATTTAGGCATAATTTTATATCAGAATGCTACTACGCTGGAATAGATATAAAAACAGTTCAGTCGTGGGTAGGTCATTCTGACATAAAAACAACTCTTGATATATACACTCATTTGTCAGAAAGTGATTTACTAAACGGAAGTCAAATGAACGATTTTTATAATGGAAGTCAAACGGAAGTCAAGCGTGATTTTAGGGTTGTGTAA